ATGGCCAGAATAGTAAAACCTTTATCTCCGACTGAAATCAAAAATGCTAAACCAAAAGAGAAAGAATATACCCTATCTGATGGTGAGGGCTTATTGCTGCTAATCTTACCTAGTGGTTCTAAAAGCTGGCGATTTAACTACGCCAGACCAGTAACCGGGAAAAGAACAAAAATGGCCTTAGGCGGTTATCCAGAATTATCATTAGCAGATGCTCGTGCTAAACGTGAAGAATATCGTGCGTTACTTGCGAAAGGTATCGATCCACAAGAAGAAAAAATCCGCATCCAACAAGAATATGAAAACCGTTTAAAAGATACTTTCCATTCTGTTGCAGAAAGTTACTTTAATGGTATCTACAAAGAAAAAGCTAAAAATCCAGAAACACGAGAAAAGAATTGGGAACGATTGAAAAATCATATCTTCCCTTATATTGGCGATAAGCATGTATCAGAAATAAAAGTAAAAGAGTTAGTTAGCATTTATGAAAAAATAGCAGATAGAAGTAACACGCTCAAAAAAATCCACCAGCTTGTCAGTGCAATTATGGATCATGCGATAACAAAAGGTATCATAGAAAGCCATAACTGCAGATTGGCCGTGAAAAACTTCTATATAAAATCATCTACGCCACATCCCACTATTAAACTTGATGAACTCTCAAAATTATTCCAAGACTTAGAAAATGCTCGTATAGGCAAAAAAACCTATTTATTAATTTGTTGGTCATTCTTAACTGCATTACGACCAAAAGAGGCGGTAAATGCGGAATGGTCAGAAATTGATTTTGATAACAAGTTGTGGAATATCCCCAAAGAAAAAATGAAAGGACAAGCAGATAAAAAACGACCGCATACTGTGCCTTTATCTTCACAAGCAATTCGGCTTTTAGAAGTGATGAAACTGTTTTCAGAAAATAGCTCTTTTGTTTTTGCTGGTCGCTCATCAAAAAATCAACCCATGAATAAAGCAACCGTAAATGTTGCTCTAAAACGTATCGGCTATAAAGATAAATTAACTGCTCACGGCATCCGTGCGTTTATTAAAACATTCTTAGCCTCTCATAAAGTTGAACGCAATGTATCTGAAACTATTCTCTCTCATTTATTAGAAGGCGGAGACGACTTAGAAAATACTTACAATCGATATAATTATTTAGAAGAAAGAAAACCAGTGATGCAGCTTATCGGTGATTATTGTGAATCTTGCGGAATGAACTTGAATTTATAATTAGTATTTTTTTAAAAAAAAAGTTTATTTTTTGATTTTTTGCCTCCACTATCCATTTTTTCACATTTTATTGTTTTAAATCATATAGTTGGGTGAGTGGATACTTGAAAATCAGTGTATCTCCACGTGTCCATCTCTCCACTGTTTCCCCTCTTTAATTAACCCAAAAGAGGGCTTTCGCCCTCAATTTTATTATTTTTGTAAATATTCATTAAAAAACTCATCAAAGTTTTTGAAGTGAACATTTGTTTTAAATACTCCACCTGTGGACTTTTTACTCTTGAAAGCAATCGGGTTTCTATTTTGAATCAACCCTTGTTTGATTGCTCTCGTAAAGTTGTTATAACTTATCGGGTATTCATGGTTTAGCGCATCGACAAATTCTAAATAAGCAGGATAAAGGTGAGTTCTAAAACGACTGCGCATCTTTGCGTTACCGATCCCAAGCCCATTTTCTTCTTCTGTAGTGTAGAAATAACTACAAAATAAAGTGATATGATCGGAATTGATTTTAATCTTTAACGCCTCATCACTTTTTTGTTGCTGCTCTAGAAGTTGCTTTGCATCTGATGGATGCTTAAAGGAGTGGATTATCTTGTAAATGATAGCACTGATTTCACTTGCTATTTTGTCCATCAAATCAGGATCTCTATCTTTTTCTGGGATGATTTTATCAAAAGAAAAAATAACTCTCCGTCTCTCTATCGCACCAGTTCTATCAGTAAATTTTGTTGGCTCATTATTCACTACCAAGATAACCGCGGGAATGACGGTGGTAAATCTAGATATATATTTTTTATCTATTCGAACATCATCGCCACCTGTTACGCGTTTTAATCCAGAACCTTTTCCACCATATGCTTGCTGTTCAGAACAAATTAATAGTAGTTTATCCTCAAATCCATCCATTTCTTTGGGGTCTTCAAAATCTTCTAAAGATGCTGCACTAATATTTTGTTCACCAACTAACATTTTAGCTAATTTAGCAAAGACTGATTTTCCACTTCCGCCATGTCCTGTAACTTCTAAATACATTTGCCAGTTATAACGATTGGTGAGAATCATATAGAACGCGGCCAAAATTGCATTTTGTTTTGATTGGTTACCATCGCTTACCCAGTCAAGCCACTTATCAAAATTTGGCGTTGGTTGTCTCTTATTAATATAATCATGAGGAATATGCGATAAAAGCCAGTTTTCTTTAGAATGCTCTGAAAATTCCAACGTTTTTCTATCAAGAACCCCATTCTTAAAGGCTAATAAACCTTGTTTTGGTGAGCCTAGTATCGTAGATTGAATCTTCAACGTCTTTACTGTCAATTCAATTGAATTGGCGTTATATCTAAGATTATTTTCTTCAAAAAAACGTACTGCACCACTGATTAAATTTCCCTCATCGTATCGATCCCAACTTATGCCATTATAAGTTAGCGTTTCTTTTGTGAGCGGTATATATCCAAAATCAAAGCCTAGATATTTAGAAAGTGCACGAGCTTTTTTATCTGCCCAATCGCTATCTTTCACTTTCTCTGGCGGTGCTAATTTCTCTGCGAGATCTGCAGTCTCTTTATCATTGCGTAAGCGTTGAATATAAGCACTTAAATCTTCTTTAGTCTGCGCTGTAGAATCAAGAAGTTTGACATCTATTGCATCAGAGTTTTTAGCTAAGTTTTGACAAATAGCCGTTATTTCAGCTTGTGCCAGTTCACCATATTGAACAAGTTTTACTGATTGTTGATCTTCTTTGACTATGCGGATAGATGAAATACTCTCTAACTGGTTTTCAGCAAGAATAACTGGTTTTATATTTCTATCTAATCCGTGAATTAAAGAACATAACAAGAGCCATTCTTCACCCTTTCCATTATCCCATGCTTGCCAGGCTTTACGCCCAGCAAGAATAAAAACATCAGAGTAAGGTTCATGAATTTGATCCGCAAGGTGCGGTGCATTGATTAATTTAGCCATTTCTTGCCCCCTTGCTCTGCATCAATCCCCAATCCAATTCCTGCACATTGCTTAAATAAAAATGCGTCCTTGAACTGAATCACTCGAATTTGAGCGGTAGGGTAGAGAATTTGAAAATGTCCTACCCACTTTTCAACCTCTGCACGTTCTCTTTTTCCCTCTGCGTGAATAATGGGCGCGCGTGCATTGCCTAAGACAAATTCTAGCGTGTAATGGTTTAAATTAATGGCTCTGACGTTCGTTAGTTTCCCTTGTCGAGCATAAGCGCGGTGAAGGCTTAAAATATCCCCTTTGGTTTCTCGCATTGCGACAACAGTCAGCATAAATAAATCATCAATAACGTGAAAGCCAGCAGTTAAAATAAAAGCAGTTTTACTCATTGCTCACCCCCTGTAATTTCTCGCCCTCGATGCGTTCAATATTTAGTCGCTCAATTTGAGCCACTACCTCGCCAAACTTATGGATTAAATAGCCGTTAGCTTGATTAAAGTCTTTTAGGGTGGATTGATTGTCTCGGCAAAATGTTATCCCTTGAGATTTAGCCAGTGCATTTAATAGCTTGCCACCAGCTTTTAATCGGCCGATTAAGTCCACCATCTCATCACGCATTTTGAGCTTATGATGAAAATCATCGGGGTAAACCTCTAAACACTTGCGGTTACTGTCCAAAATCAGTTTGAATTGGCGTGTGAGCTGGGCGAATTTAAAGGCTAATGGATTCGCGTAGAGTTTCCCTTGATATTTGTTTTTGGTCTCGCCTTGCGTCTCCTGCTGTGTTTTTGAGGTCTCCTCAAATTTGAGGTTACTTGAATTTTTAACCGCACTTTTAGCGGACGCATTTTTGCGTTCGCTGCTTTTGCCGTTGTTCGCTTTCCATTGTTGAAGTTGTTGCATTGGGTTACTTGGTTTCATGTTGTGCCACCTTTCTAATTGTTGCTGCTTTCTTGATTTGTTCGATTGATGCCGCCAGTCCTTTGTAGTGTCCAGAGTGTAGATAATCTTCTGCAAAGGCTAAGAATTGTTTAATACGTTTGTAAGATTTCTCTAACTGCTCTGGTGTCGGTGTATAGGGTGCTTTGAATGCTTTGATTTTTTTAGCTTTCATTGTCTTCCCCTTTCAAAACCGAGATCACTTCTAACACTCGACCGCAAATATCGGCTTGTCCTATTTCGTGCTTACATCTGATTTTTGCCTGTAACGCATCTCTAAGCGTGCCATATTTGCCCGCTATGAATTGCTCGCCATCGTCATAAACAAAGATTAATTGATAGGGTAGGTTCGGTTTAATCATCATTTCTTTCAATCTCCCCATCTAAGCCACCAGCAAGATAATATTCGCTCAAGCTAGCTGTTTCTCTTAACGCATTGAGTAGATAGGCATTTGCCTTGATTAATCCCCCGATATGTTTCACGTTATCGTTACTCATTGCCTCGCGTGTAAAATCCTGCTCTGTGTCGGCAAGATTGCCCAGCGTTTGCATTAAGTCGCCTAAGTGCATCAATCCATATTCGATAGATTCACATAACATTTCAGATTCATTGCACAAGTCTGTTAATTTTTCCTTGCTTATTGGTACAGGGATTTGCTTGTAGTTGTTAATGTCATTAAATTCCGCCATCTCTTGAAGTGCAGATAAAATTGATTGATTAAGCATTTGCGCCCCCTTGTGCTGCAGATAAAGAAAGGGTAGGAAGTGCCGCTAAAGTGCGGTTGTTTTTGAGTGGGTTTTGGTTGATTCTGCCAACGAATAACAAGGTGTCGCTATCGGTAAAACGTGAGCGTGCTTGTTGTTCATTATCGGCAAGAAGTCTGATTTTGATTTGAGGTGCGCGAATAAGCGCAAAAATGAATTGATACATTTGCGTAAGTTCCAAAGTTAAATTTTCAGGAACTACCGCTAGACTTTCCACGGTCGGGCGGTAGAGCGTAACAAGGTGGAAAACTGCCAACTTTGGAAGACAGCCAGTCAAAGACTGCTCATTACGCTCTACCATTGAGAGAATGATCGGATTTAGATTGAAAACAAAATCCGCATATTCTTTTGGTGTGCGAATGTCACGAACAAAAAAAGCACGGTTTAATGGCGTGCTGTCGTTCGCCAAAGTTAAATAGTTCAGCTTTCCACGGCTGGCAATCACTTTTTCTGATTGCGAGAAAATAATGCCAAATTTCACCGCACTTTGTAAAGTGTTTTTTATAAAGATTTCTGATAAAATAGTTTTGTAACCACCCATATGGTTACCTCCTTAAATTAGAATCGTTTCTAAATTGTTACGCCATAGTTCTTTTTTCCTTGCTATGGCGTTTTTCTTTTCTATTAACCAATGATTAAGCACGTGCAGCCTTCTGTTCTTCAATCCATTGATTCACTTCTTCTAAATCCCAACGGACAAAGTTTTGTGAAAAGCGGATTGGTTGAGGGAATTTTTTAGCTTTTACAAGCTCATTGAGTTTGGTGCGACCAAAGCCAACAATATGGCAAGCGGTTTCACCAGAGATTAGTTTTTGTTGTGGGTTTAATTTCAGATTTAATTTTTGAGCCTCGTTCATCTCGTAACCTCTATAATTGTTGATTAATGACATTGAGCTATTTAATAACTCGATTGGTTGCGTAACGTTACGGAGGGGATTATCAGTATTTTTTTAGGCGTGTCAGAACTCTGAACAAATGAACTAGTTCAATGAACAAATGAACTATTTTTTATGTGTTTTGCTAATTTCAAGCAACAAAAAAGCCAGTAAATACTGGCTATTGATTAAGATATTTTTTTATAGTGTTTTTAGCGGGAATACTTCTTTTCCCTCGGTATGTGTGATCTAATTTTGAATATAGCTTGCTATAAGTTGGCAATTTACCATTTTCAAGTAATGTAGGATTTATGATAAGTTCTATAAATTCAGCTAGCTTATCCGCATTAGTCTTTTCAGGTAAATCACCTTCATACTCTAAATGCTGTTTTAGCCTTTCCTCTTTCAAAGGTTCTGACTCATTATCCTTGAATAATCCAAAACATTTAGCTAAATCATCATGTAAGATAAAAATATCATCTAAAGAAATTTTTAAATCGGGGTAAGCATATATATAAAGCATTTTTTCTTTCTTTGCCTCTAACTTAAAGGATAGCTTAGTTCCATTTTCCACTATACTTTCAAATAGTGACATAAAATCTTTAATTATAAATCCATCATCAATTATTTTTTCTCTATCCCCATAATATAAGCTATTTTCAATTTTAAAATATCCAAGAAAGTTAAATCCTTCAACATTATCCAATAATTCTCGTTCCGAATCGCTTTTAATTAGTGTTATCTTCTCATAAGGATACCGAGACATTAATCGGTTAGACTTTACTATTTGCTGAAAATATACATTAAGAAGCTGACTATTGCCTACCTCGCACTCTTTCACTTCTTTATGATTAAGTGGTTTTTTAACCTCACTTATTTCTATTTCATCATAATTCACTTCAATACTTTCGTTTTTTATATAATAAACACTATCAAGCTGCTTGTTATTGAGTGTGAATAATTTAGCTCTACAGTTATTTTCACTCGTTTCAAAATCTCTACCACCTGTCAAAAATATAACAGTTCTCAATTTTCCTTCATAAGCAAAATCTAATAAATCTTTAATGGTCAATCCATGATCGCCATCTATTCTAGATAGATATTCTAAAGACTCTTTTAATGAATACACATTTTTGGATGGTATTTTGATTTTCATAAACGCCCCTTTTGCATTTGTCCTTATTGGTAGGAGCGCATCAACAAGATAAGGTTTCTTGCTTTCGGGGATCAGCCTAGATGCGCTTTATTTGATTAATTATTCCTTTAAATGGATAGTGATATTGCCTAATCGAGTTTCTTTTCTGTCATTTCCAATATGCGTTATTGTTCCGCTAATGAACGGCTTATTTTCCTCTTGTTTTTGTAGAATTCGTTGAATGATAGGGCGTTGCAATTCCTGTTCTGCCCAGCTGGATAATGTTTCGTCTTGTTCTAGCGGTTTTGGTTTCTCTTTTATCTTGTATATTAGATAACAAAAGAAGGCGATAGCACCTATTAGAAAAGCCAGTAAAGGCCATTTTAATATTGGCCAAAAGATGAAAACCAACAAGCTAACAAAAAGCAATATAGCCAAAAATAACAAAAAATCTAAAGCAGAAAATACAAATGAACCAAATGCGGATAAAACGGATTTAATCATTCCTTCCCCCTTGTTGTTCTGTTTGTTTCTTGCTCTATTTTATCAAAGTTTAGATGCGTTAAGCTATGGATATTTCGGCATTGATTGCTTTGCAGTATAATTAAATGGCTATATTGGCGTGAGCCAATTTAGCAAAATGGTAGTGATGGATATATTGATATAAAAACCCCCACGTTGTGAGACGCGGGGATTTTTTTAACTAAAGTATCTGATTTCCTTTTAGTTACTTATATTTCATACACTTTATTTTTATAAAATAAGTTTTATTTTATTTTTTGCATTTTGAAACCTATCATAAGTGTCCATATCAAAGAGAGAAATGATTGATATTTCAGAAATAGCAAAAGTAACATTAAAGTAAGCTGTATTAGAGCTACTATTATTACCGTCATCAAGTAGTTTTTGGTAATGGTCATAATAGTTGGTTGTAAAATTAACTTCTAAACTATTAGTATCTCTATAGCCACTTAACAATGGAAATAAACTGAGATATTCCAACCGCCCCTCTTCTAGCCCAGGTAGAGAATTCAGAACTCCTACATAAACTTTATTTGAAGATAAAGTTACTAAAACAGGATTCGTGCCAAGGTGAGCTTCTAAAGCTAAAGATTCAAGGGGATTATTACTAATAATTTTAGATAAAGCTTTTAATTTTTTATCTTTTGAACGCCTACTATCATAATAAACACGATTTGTATACCCCATCAAACTTGCCAAAAAAATACTTAACACACATACAAAAATAAACTTTAGTAAATTTTTCTTTTCCTCTAAATTAGAGGTTGCCATAACTGCTCCACTAAGATTTATTCTAGAAGATAACCAATCATAAATGAGTCTTAAACAACCAAAGCTACTTAATAATAAAGTAATAAGCCAAGCAGCAAAGAAAAAAATAATCCCCCAACCTACCACATACAAATAAGCGCTCCAATCTGTAGAGCGCTTAAATTTATATCTAGTTATTAGGCTTAAGTTTACATAGAGAAATCCTGTAATAGCAATCACCAATATACTCAAAGATTCCATGATTATCTAACCTGTACATCAATATCTTTTAGTTTTTTCAAAACTTTATCTAGTTCTTTTTTGACATAGTCAGGCTTTAGGGTTACTTGACCTTTTGAGTTAATGGTATAATTATCTTTGTTATCTTTTAACGCACGATAAAGACGATCCTCTTGCATCAGACAAGCTAATTGTGCTGTTGTCATGCTCAACCTCCTTAATCCCTACTTGTTATGGTTAAAATTTATACGTATACATACGCACAGAATTATTCTTAATTTTTGCTTTCAATGTTTAGTGTATATGCTACAGAACTCCAAAGCAATAATTTTATCACTCAAACTATAAATCAATACCGTTAAATTGTTCTAGTGCCTGTTTGTGTTCATCTGAAAGCTCGAAAATCAAATCACCATATTCAAGTTGATAAGTGCCGAAAGACATTAAAAACGCTACGGCTGGGTCGATTTTGTTTGCGGCTTTATTCTTGTTCGGTTTAATGTTGGCGTTGGCATCAGTTTCCATCACCACATTGGATAACGCCCAGGTAAGCACTGGATCGCCATGATGTTCTATCATCTGTCTATTTATTAATACTTCTGCACTTTTCGCCACTGGGCTAAATCGTTGATAGGTTTGCGGGAATGGTTCAACCTCAAGCCCTGCCGCTTGTAATTGTGTGCGTAGGTGAGTGGCATTCCATACGTCAAAGCCAATCATCTTAATATTGAAACGTTGTGCATCTTTCAAAATATCATCTCTGATTTTGTCATAGTCGATACAGTCGCCTTCTGTTGCAATCAGCCAACCACTACGCACCCAGTTTCGATACATTGCACGGTTTTTATTTGCCACGTTATTAAGTTGAAATTCGGGGATATAATGCCGAGTAACTAACCGCACTTTCTTCCCTTGTGGAAAGGTATAGCAAAGACTGGTTAAGTCATTGGTACTAGATAAATCCAGTCCTAAATAGCAATCTTGGTGAAGTAAATCGCTTTCGGTGTACTGCCGTTCGCATTGCGCCCAGTTTCCTTCGCCGAGCCACGGGGTTGTGCCTTGGCACCATACATTAAATCGCTTGGTAAGCATTTCCACCCACTCGGAAGGAATTCCCCTCGCTTTTTTAATCGTGTTCTCAAAATCAAGGTAAGGAATGGATTTACCAATATTGGGATTGGCTTTTATCCAGTTCTCTTGCTTGTCGATTTCACTTTCTTCATCTAATTCAAAAATGAGCACAAATAAGCTGTCGTTTTGTTTGTTTCCTTCAAGGATTTGTGCGCAATAATCATAGTGCTGTTTACAAGCCGAAATCACGTTACTTCCCGCCGTTGTAATGGCAAAGAGCAAACCTTCTGGGCGTGCGCCTTGTCCTAGCTCTAACGCGCTATAGACGCTGTTATCTGTGTGTAGGTGATATTCATCAACAATCGCTAAACTAGGGTTTGTGCCTTCAATGGTTGAAGATTTGGCAGCCAATGGGCGCATGATACTGTTGTTCTTCGGGTTGATGAGTTTGTGCTGTTGAATATTGAGCCGTTTTTTCAGTAAAGGCGAAAGTAAGCACATTTGACGCGCATCATCAAAAACGATTCGGGCTTGATCTCGACTCACGGCTGCCGTGTATATATCTTGTTGGCCGCCTTCCATCACCAAAAACCAATTGGCTAAAACGGCTGCTACCGTTGATTTGGCGTTTTTTCTTGCTACTTGAACGTAAGCAGAGCGATATTTTCTTAATCCTGTATCTTTTCGTTTAAAGCCGAGAATGTTAGCAAAGAGAAAAACTTGCCAATCTGAAAGAATAATCGGCTCACCGCGCAAGTGTCCTTTAACGTGTGGGCATAGTTTCGAGAAAGCGATAAATTTTTCTACCGCACTTTGATCAAAGAAATAATCGGGGTTGTTTAAATCGTTAAAATAACGCGCTACGGCTTGTTTTATCTTCTTACAAGCTACTATTTCACCTGATTGAATTTTCTCTGCGTATGCGTGCCAGATTGCCATATTTAGCCTACATTGTGAGGATTTCATCAATCATATCGGTTGAATCAACTTCAACAGGATTTTTTCTACGGCTAACTGGATCAAAGCCTAACAGTGAGGACATTTTCACCATCACTTTTTCTGCATCGGCTTTCGCGGATAATGCGGGGTTTCTTGATTGCGTACCTTGGCTATTGACGATTGAAAAGCCATTTTTGTGAATATCTTCAACGGCTGCACGGAAAAGGGAATAGTTCACGCAATATAACTCAAGGTGAATTAAATCGGCATCTTGAATATCGCCACGTTCAAGAAGTTGAGGGATGCGCTCTTTCCATACTGATTTAGCAATCGGATCTAAAAAACTTGGCGGGGTGTGTAAATTCTTCTTTTTGGCTGTCATTGTGTTTCCTTATTTTCAAAAAAATTGCCTTGCATAAAAATTAAAGGGGGCGGGCGGTTCTTTAGGCTTGCCACTTTCTTTCAAAAACTCCCCCCACCTGTTCAAATTGTCTTTTGTTCAAAATTTATACCAATCCAAATTTGGATTGGTTGGCTTAGTTGTTACCATATGACCACAACTCAACTGTGGATATATCACCATAATTCAGTTGTACACTTATGTACTCAACTCACTTCTTCGCACCAAATCCGCGTTGGTCTATCACTCGTGTTTTATAGCTATGGCAATCACGGCATAAAGATTGATGGTTAGATTCAACCCAAAATAGCGGGGCTGCTTGTCCGTTCTCAACTGGCTTGATATGGTCTATCACTGTAGCGGGCGTGTAGATACCTTTCTCTAAGCACATCACGCAAAGAGGGTGATGCTTTAAGTATTGCGCTCGGTATTTACTCCACTTGTGATCGTAACCTCGTGCGCGACTGCTTGGACGGTTGTCCTTTGGCTTATGCTCTTCACATCTGCCCGACTTCACTTTATTTCTGCATCCAGGATAACTACAACGTCTTAATGGTTGATAAGGCATAGCTACACCCTTAGTAAGCGCAAGGCTCTCTATAGACTTCCCATAATGCGGAAATCGTCATGGGTGCTTGTTTAAGATTAGCTAAGTCTGTTATAGCCTCACGGTTTGTGTAGAGGTAGGCGATATACATTAAGCAGCCGACTTTAATTGATGGCGTAAACGGAACGGTATTTTCTGTTTCTTCATCACCAAAGATTTTGCCTATATGCTTTTGGCATACTTCCAATGTTGCGACCTTATAGGTTTCGAGTAACTCATCATCTAAATCATGATCAAGATTTAAATGCGCTTTGATGTCATCGATGGTTAAATTAATATTCGCCATAAGCCTCGCCCTCTTTACACATTAACTGCAATTCTCGGTGTGATTCCATACTGTCAATCACCGAATAAATATCAAATAGTCGTTTACCGTATTTAATTCGCATTTTGTTTGTAATGCCCTCAATGTAGCGAATGCGAATGCGGATGATGTTTTCACCCATTTGAAACGGGCCACTAAAATACTCTCGCCCTTGCAATGGCTCTACACTGGCTCGGACGGTTGCGATATGTTTCCAAAATGCTTTGTGTTCACCGTGTAGATTGGTTTCTCGCTCTCGGGGATAGTTTCTCGCCTCAATGGTGATGACCTTGTTATATTTCCCCGCCTTAAGCATCACTGCCATCGCTTGCCCCCTGTTCTTGTTCATCACCGCGTTTAACTTCTACAGTTTGTTTCCAAGCCTGGCTAAATTCATCTCCACCTTCATAAGGCGGTAAACCTTCACGGCGGCGAACTTCATTCGGAGACATTACACCCGCTTTGATTGCTACATCATAACTACTGAAACGTTCGCTTTGACTGGTGCGCAATAAGTCGCTTGTATCAAATTCTATTAAGTAACGTTTATTGCTGTTGCTGCCTAAATCAATCATCAAGGCATCTTTGAGCTGTTGTTCAAAGTTAGTAAGCCAAGGGCGCAAGGTTTGAGAAAGAAATGCTCGGCTTGCCTCACTGAAATTTGAATAACTACTATTGGAATAGTCTTGTAAGAAAATCGGGCTAATATTGTAGATTCGGGCTATATCGGAAATGGTGAACGTGCGACTGGCTAACCATTCTGCATCTTGGTTTGTCATGCCCAATTGTTTATATTCCATTGAGTCTTCAAGAATAGGCGTTTTACCTGCATTCTTCGCACCCTTGTAACGCTCAAGAGCTTTCACGGCTTTCTGTGCTTTTGCATCATCTAACCATTCAGCCGTTGAAATAAGTCCGCTTGCCATCAATCCGTTTTTCATAATGGCTGCACCATGGCGTTGTTGAGCTAAACCTAATCCCACCGTTTCACGGCAAACTGTTATCGGAGAACGCCCCATAAATCCATCAATAGAACTATGGCGTAAATGTAAAATCTCATCTTGAAGATAGTTTTTGGTTACCCCGTTTAAGTCTGTGATTTGATAAATATATTCACCGGTTACTTTACGGAAGATATTTACCGCACTGGGTTGATAAGGCGTAAGGCTTATTGGTTCGCCTTTGTTATTCCACTCAATCACGGCATAAGCGTTACCATTTAGCAAACAATGGCGCATCATCGTATTTTTGAATTGATACGGTGTTTGGCTGCGGTTTGGCATTTCATTGAGAAGATATTCAACAGGATGACGATAGATTCTTTCTCGGCCATCTTCTTTTAGTGCGTATAGATAACAAGGCATTGATGCGACCGCCTCTGAAATGACGGTAACGGCATTCATTACTGCAGGTAACGATTCTGCAGTTTGTGGACTGACAAATTCGCCCGCACCTGTATTGTTTACGCCCATGTAAGATAAAAGCTCTTCGATTGTGGTTGGCTCGCTACGTTGCTCTTTTCGTCTAAAAGGATTCCACATATTAAGCCTCCATCACATCAAGCCACTGTTTCAAAAGTGCGGTAGAATGTTCTTGTGTTTTTTCTTTTGCTGCAACCATCGAACGCTTAGCAATTTCTACGCTACTTTCAGGATAGGCGGGAATGCTTGTTACTGTAACTTCAAAGAGTTCGGCTTTTTTCGCAGTTCGTTGGCAAGGTTCTACATCAAAATTCCATTCTTCTTGACTGGCTATAAATCCAAAGGACATGCCTGTAATATCACCGCGCGCCACACTCACCAATAAATCACGCCCTAAGGTGGTATCAGGTGGTGTTAATTCAAAACGTAAGCCGATTGAATCTTCTTCTAGTTTTAATGTTCCAGAACTGGTGCGACCGAGTAACTTGGTGTAGTCGTGTTCAAAGAGTGCGCGAACATCTTCGCCACTGGCTAAACTTTCACTGAATGCTTTAGGCGCAAAGGATTCTACAAAATCACAGTAAAGCACTTGTGAAAGGCTATTCCATTTGACCGCATAACCAACGAGCTTTTGATTCTCTTCATCCGTTGAAATGGTTGCAGAGCGGATTTCAAATTCTTTCTTCATTTTTCACCTATTAAGCAAAAAAGGGGCTTTCGCCCCTCTATGATTTATGCCGTTGTTTCAATCATTTTAATTGCGTTGGAATCTACCACGCCACCACCCAAATATTTATCGGTGTGGACTTTATAAAATCCTGGCTCGGTTAAGTTGTCTGGTCGAGTTCGTACGCCTGTTTCATGATCGACAATGAAGTAACCTCGTTTGAAATCACCAAAGGCAATAACGGCTTGATTTGCACCACCTGTCGGCATTGTCTCTAAGAAGTAAACTGGACGGCCTAATAATGTAGCGGGTGCATCGGTTGTTAAACCATCGCGCCAAATGTAATCGCCATTTTTGTTTTTGAGTTTTTGTAATGCTGCTGCAATGGTTGATGACATCACCCATACGGCATTTTTGCGGTATTTACTGTGAAGGGTATAGAACGCATCGATTAAAGTGTCTGCCTCAATTTTTGCCGCACCAGCCACTTCGATTTTTTGAAGTTTACCGAATGGGCGCACTTTATCGTTTTCAGTTGTGCGTTCGTAGGTCAATAAACCTTTTGATTTTTTGTTACCATCACCAGAGGTTAAATCCACTTCTTCTGTTTCAGTGAAGGTCTCAGTGATTTCATCAGTGAGCCAACCTAAAACATCAATACTTGAGAAGTCCAAAATCTCTTGAGTGGTTTTTGGATAAGCATAGATAGAATTTAAAGCGATTGTTACTTCATGAAGTTTCGGGCTTGCTGTGCCGTTGCGTGCTGTGCCTTCTGTTCCGTGTTCTACTGCTGCGCCGCCAGCCGATACTAATTTTTTGTATTCTTTAGCTCCAACCGGTAAGCGCACTACGTTACAAAGTTGGCGCATTACGCTATCGTCTGTTAAGCGTTTCATTACATCTTTGTCTAACTGTGGGATAACTGAATATCCACCATCTTCACCATTACCAGTAGTTAAATTGCGAAGTTCACCAGTTTTAACATAATGGCGCAATTCATCATTTGAAAATTGTTTCGTGCTGCGGGTTTCTAATGGGTTAGATTGTGCACCAAGATTACGTTCTTCATCTGCTACGGTTTCGTATTTACTGATTTCATCACTTAATTGTTTCACTAAATCTTTCAATTTATCAAAATCTACTGATTCAGTTTCATCCAATGAACGATTTTCTTTTTCTGCTTTATCAAGCATTGCTCGCATTTCTGCGACTTTTTCTGCCTTTTGTTGGCGTAACTCAATTAATTTTTTAAGCAT